GTTTCTTCAATCAGTATCTTTATCATAGCAATTAGGTCACCAATTTCAATGACAAGGTGTTGTTTGTTTGTCACACCTTGCCATTCAGATTCCATGCCAAAACGATTAATTTTAGATACTGCTTGAATGACCTCTGCACATTCTTCCTGTAGGATGGCCATTACTTCTTTTGTATTTCTCATCGATCCTTCCTAATTTCAGTTGTACCACATTGATTACAAACAAAGATTGGATAACCAACAGGGTTTGTATCATGAAAATGCCAATGATGCCCAACCTTTTCACAACGCTCACGCAAGGCCTTTCTTGCTGGATAATATACAGTCTTGTCATATTCATCCATCAACTCGGACATTTTATCACGGCGTGCTTTATCAATCTGATATTTTTCACGCCAAATTTTAGTTGATTCAGATTCTTCAGTCATACATTATACCATGCAGGTGTAGGTCGTGAGTTGATTTTACCTTGCCATGTTGCAAAGCCACGTTTAGCAACATTGTAGTAATTGTGATATGATTTCAACACATCATACTTACGTCCGGGTTGTGGATTTTTAGCCAACACTTTCAATTCTGAAGGCATGGCTGGCGTAGGTGCAAAGAATTTACTTGCAGTTGAAATTTTTAGTGGAGGCATTGCAAGAGGACCGACCAGTCGACCACATGCATGTTTTTTACCATAACGGTAGGTGTATTCATCAAGCAGGTGTGTCCACATTTCAAATAGCCATTGATAATTGGACATATTCTCACGGCACCAGATAGCCGATGGGTGATTGATGTGTGAAGCCTTCATTAGCAAAGGTTCACGGTCATCATTCAGAAGCCAGCGTTTGATGCGGCGGCCGTTTGCAGACAATTCGGTGTATTCGTCACCGTCAAGAACACGGTGTGCGGTAGACATGAGTTGGGCATACTCAATGATCATTTTAACTACATGTTTTGACACATGCATTTCAGCACAAGTTTTTGGATCAGGATCGAGATAAAAGATGTTCATGGTCTATATTCCAGTTTAATACATTTCCAACCTTGGCGCTTTGCCCACCAAGTATAGTAGATGGCTTTCATTATACTATCACCAGCATAAATTTGCAACCAGTAAAATGGGCCATCGTCTGCGTGGTCCCAGACATTGACTTCATATTTGTATCCCATCATTCAACTCCAATGGGGAATCTAGTAAATCCAAAATTCTTCAAAACTTCTTTAGTAACATCAATTTCTGGATCAATACCTTCTTTCTGATATGCCTTTGTTAGGCGGCTAAATTCATTGACTTGATCTAATGTATCACGCACAATCAACTCGGTGAACTTTTTAAATTCTGGCATATTCCAATGCCCAATTCCGAACATATCCGGTTCATACCCTGCCTGTTCTGCAAGTTTTTTAATTCGTTCGTTCATAGTTCACCACCAAATAAGATATAAATTATCACAAAAAAAATAATTACAACAGATAACCAAACAAATACTTGAGTATCACATTCGGTCATTCCTATACCTTTAATCCAGCATATACTCATTCTTCAACTCCGAAATGTTCTTCCAACTGTTCTGCCGCAAAGTGATCGTCCAGTTTGTCTTTCAAAAAGTCAGCACATTCCTGAACAATCAACTCGGCGAACTTTTCAACAAACTCTGCTTGCCAATCACCACCTTCTTTTAATGGATTCACAAAACATGCGGCTTGTTGCCAAAGGTCATTAATTCGTTCGTTCATCGCAACTCCGGGTCTTTATCATAACAAGTTAAACATACTGCATCATACTTTGGTCCCATGCAATGATAAATTGAACCTTTGCAATATTTGCACAGTATAAATGCTTGAGTTACAATTGAACCTTTAGGTGGTGAATACAACTTATAGTAGCCTTCTTCACGCTCAATGTAACCAATGTGTTTGCAATCTTGAGATTCCATGCGTTTTTCCACAAAAGATTCATAATCCTCTTTGTTGCCAATAGAATAGCCGCCGTCACCACTATGGATGTCAGCGCCTGCTTGTATTTGTTTGAATTTGTTTTCCATAGTGATATTATATCACAAAGTGGCACACTTGTCAAGGGTCACCAAATCATTCGAATTAGACCAATAGTATCAATGCTGACCAGCAAAAGATAGTTGGCTAACATGCCAAAACTTTTTCTAGTAAAAGCGGCCCAACCATACAAAGCACACCCACTAATCCAAATGGGATAGAGTGTAAAAAGAGGCGGATTGGGTACTGTGAGAGCCATGGTGATAGAACAACCGATACTAATAGCCCAAGCAAGCAACTCAACACAAAAACGAAAGCGGTTACTAGCCCAATCATTCTTTATCCAATCAAAAACATTATATAAGATTTCATCCATATCAATACCAAACTCGGAAGTTCTCCAGTGCGTTAGGATGCTTTTTGTTAAACGGACGCTTGAAAAGGATATTCTTATCTTCTTCGGGGCGCCAATCTGACTCCTTGAAAGGAACAGGACCAAGATAAGGCATAGCATGTTCTAGGATGAATTTCCAGTCCATATCTTCAGGTTCTGTGTAACCTTTACGTGGGTTTTGGATTGCCCACATCATAGTTCCAAGAATGTTTGCAACAACTTGTAGTGATGTTGCATTTTCGCCTGGAATCAATTTACGAGCCTCATCAATGTCCAACTGTGAGCCGTGCCAGTATACTTTGCCCTTGTTTGTGATAAGCAACACACCAAGTTCATCCATACCAGTAACAATCTCATCCTTGATTATACGCTCTTTGGTTTGTTTGTCAAGTTCACGACCACGGAGTTCGTGGATGCCTGCCAACGTTGCATCGGTAGGTTGGTAAACATAGTAAACTGATGGACGATATTTGCCATCAGCGGTCTCAAAGTATTGAGACATTGTAATGGCTTCTGAGTGTTGAATCATAAAACCATTGTAAGGACCACCATTTGGCACCCATGACTTACACAATACTGTAATGCCTGGTTGATGCAAGAAAGCGGCAGGTCCTTGAATTGTTCCACCTTCTAATTCTTTAGGTTCATGTGTGCCATAGCCCATTTCAGATGGCGCACGACCTTCTGCCCATAGACCCTCAACAGACCATGAGTTAACAAATTCATCTTTCAGTTTTGGCTTATCGATAACCTGTGTGTCACGTTCTGCAACATGAATTACCTCGACACCCAATTTCTTGGCCAATTGTGCCCAACCTTCTTTGTCTTTAGGTTCTTCAACTTTACGACCATTGGTTTGTGAAATCATCATCAATGCTTGCTTGGTCAAGTGTGTTACCAAACCAGGATTTGCACCTGATGTTGCACAAATTGTTGCGGCATTTGGATACTTTTCACCAATCTTACGGATTTCATTGTGTGTATGGAAAAGAGTTCTATCTTCCATCTTAGGAATCTTCTCATCTTGCATATCACCCCAACGCTCATGTGATGTATTCAAATACATTACATCATTTTGTAGACACCATTCAATGATAGCATGAGCCGCAATATTCAAAGACACATCAACAATAAAACCACCTGCTTCAGTATGTTGTTTCAATACAGAAGGCAGGTTGTTTTTAAGAATTTCTTTTTTGATGTACTTGGCACCAGTGCCACCGTGACGTTTACGGAAAATTTTACCGTGGTCATCTTTTTCGATGACGGTAATTTGTTTTGGATCTTTAACAATATGCTTCAATAGCAAAGGAACAATGGCTTGACCAACTGAACCATACCCAATAACAAGAACCTTTTTGTCAAAATTAGCGTTTACTGTTGATTTTTTTGGCTTGGCCGCCTCGTTAATTGAATTTGCAAAGGTTTTGAAACTTTGTATAGGCATCTGTCTCTCCGAATGATAGGGAATAATATGAGTTACCACATATTTATTCCCTCATGGAATTACTCTAATGCGGAAGCTGTGGTACCAATGGTTGGTGGTTTTGGTGGGCGTCCACGACCACGTTTTTCTTCTTGTGGCTCTGGAATGATGCGTGGATATGGTTCTTTCTCAATATTAGACATCCTGGCTACATTATCTGCAATTTGTTCAGGTGTTACTGTCTGTAACACAAATTGCTTGAACAATGAGTAGGATTCTTTCACCTGCATAGAGGTTTTACCACCAACAGCGGCAGAATCAGGGAAGAATAGATTACAACCACCAGTACGCAAAGGTGCAATCTCCAAAACAGAATCTAAGTTAATAATAACTTCACAAGACTTGTCCACACTAAAAACTTCAATAAACATCGACATAATTTTCTCCTTAATCTCTGCCAAATGCAATAACACGTTCAACTGATCCAGCATGGACTTCAGCAGAAATCATTGCTCGTTTCCATGCATTACGCACTACCTTTGATGGATATTTGGCCAAAGCCAAACGTCTTTTCAAAGATTTGCTAATTCTATAATTACTATTAGTTTTCAATTACCACTCCTGTTATTTAAACATATCAATTAATTGGTCTATAAAAAAATATATGAATAAGATGAAAAAGAAAACAACCAACGTAATCACTGTTGTTTGTATCGAATCGTGATATTCTTCTTTATAGAAGTCTCTCTCAAATGCAAGCATATCTCTCTGTGCTAAGATTTGAACAGGACATTCCGATTCCCCTCCTAGCATTGTAACAGTTTTTTCGACTTCTTGCAACCTTTTATTAGCACTTATATAGTGTATAATGGAGATCATTCTTCAACCCATTCCTTATATTCAGTTTTGGGTGTATATGGGAAAGTTACAGGCACACGACTTTCACGGCTGGTAAAATAAGATTTATGTTTTTCTCCAGTTTCTTTATCTTCATACCATTCATAAAAAACAATCCCATCAATATCATATGCACCATCTTCATCTTT